GGGGAAAAGAGAGAGAAGAGAGGAAAAATTAACCAATCCTCAAAAAATTTTCCTTTTGGATAGTAACTTAAAACATAAGTTATTGATGGATAATATTTACCATTTCTTTTATAATATCTTGAATCTGGTAATGTAATTTGTTTTGCGTCTTCTGAAATTTCTAGTATGCGATTATACTTTTTCTTGACGTTTCTTTTTTTCATATTAATTGTAATTTCTTCCCTAAAAGATCAGAGTGGGATAGAGGGAATGTATTTTGAATTAAATCGGTAAAATGGCCAAATCCCATTTCACTTGGATCCTTACCATTTAATTCTACTAAATAAACTTCTTTCCCTTCATTCATAAAATACTCAGCAAATTTAAGAGCTTGTTTCATTGCATCTGTATCTAAAGCTAAATAGATTTTTTTTACTTTTGATGTAACAATTTTTTTCATTAAGTTAGATTGAATATTTTTTCCTAAGAGGGGGATTGCATTTCTTTTAATAGCTATTGCATCAAAGGGGCCTTCACATAAGACTAAAGGTAAATCCCAATTAATGAATAACTCAAAAGGAATAATATCCCTTGAAGTTTCTGGATTTCTATATTTTATATAAGGGTCTTTTTCAAATGATCTTCCTGTAAAATAATTTAATTTTCCTATTTCGTCGTATGAAGGTATGATAATCATATTAGAATACCTACCTGAAGTACAAATCCCTATATTATATTTGTCAATATCATCTTTATTAATACCTCTTTTTTTAAGATAGGATAAAGCATGTCTTATTGTAATGTCATTTTTATCATATGATTCTTGAGTTAAAGATAAAAATTCTTTAGGTAATTCTAATTTTAAATTATTATTAGTAGAAATTTTATATTCTTTTTCTTCTCCTATTAATTTAGTTAATTCTTGAAATTTTTCAGAAGATGCACCTATTTTTTTAAATAAAGTAGATATTCTATTACCTTTTTTATTACAAACCCAACAATGCCAAGGATTAAATCCTTTTTTTTGTTGAGTAAAATTAATTTCTAATTTAGGTTTATGGTGGTTACAATAAGGGCAAGTATGTGCTTGATTACCTCTTGCAGTTCTTTTTCCTTGACCTAAAACGGAATTTACTAAATTAATTAATAGTTCATTTACCATACAAAGGGAAATATACGAACTATAATTTAATAATCAAAGTCTTTGGTGAAAAACTTTCCTAAGATATTAGTATTAAAAAATTTATCAGGATATAATAAAACTTGATATACAAATAAATATTGAGTTTCATAATATGTAAGAAGTTTTTTATTAGGAGCAGTTTTTAAAATTTGTCTTTCAAAATTTTCATTTGGTTCATTTTTTACTAACTCTAATAAAGGCTTATTTGAACCCCAATAAGTTTTCCAATCTGATTCTTTAATTACTCTTTTATATGAAGGTTTTCTTCCTAAAGCTCCTTCATACATAGCTAAATCCTTTTTAGTTAATTTAGCTTTGCGATTATGAAATAATACTTTTTTACCTATATAACATTTATCTGATGGAATATGTCTTATTTTATAAATAAACCCGTATGTATTTTTTGGAAGTTGAGAAATATCTTCTACAACTTCTTGGTTTAAAAAAGTCCAGTGCATAATATTTTGTTAAAATAAATCGAAATTTACTATAATAGTAGTATCTACATATTGAGAAATAGGAACAGGGGTTGATAATTTTCCAACTACTAATAATTCATTGTTTTCATTATATAACCCTACAGAAGTAACATAAGGGCAAAAGTAGGATCCAGTAGCAAAATCATAGTAAGTATCATTTTTACTTCCTGATAGTAAAGAAGGATTTAGAGAATAATCAAATTCATTTTCTCGAATTGAACATTTATATTGGTTTTCATAAATTCTAACAGATGAAGAATAGGATAAGCCAAATCTTTCTAATTTATAAGGATTAGTATCAATGTCATTTCCCATTTCACTAAGGGCTCCAGTAGTAAATGTTGCTATACCATGAGAGTAAAATATTTGTCCTACAACATCATTTAAATGTCCTATAAAAGAAGAAGTAGTATAACCATAACTTCCAGTTCCATAACTTCCAGTTCCATAAGAAGCAGAAACAGGGTATACTGATGCTGTAGAATCAATTATAAGATTTCCTTCTCCATCATCTTTTATATTATAAACATTAAATGTTGAATGAGTATAATGAAGTTCAAAAGTTTGAGGAACTATATTATTTCCATACAGTTTAGAAGGAATAGAAACTACTGAAATTGATTGGAATGAACTAGTAGGAAAAAATCTTGATTGAGTTAAAGTTGATTGTAAATAATTTTCAAATCTAGGAGCTTCTATAGCCCCTACAAACTCATCAAATTCACTACTAATACCAGGAATAACACTTTGAGTAGGAACATTGTCTCCTGTACTAGAACTTAAATAATTAGTATAATACAATTGTTTTATACTATTATAAACTCCTGTAGTATTTTCTATAAATACTCTTCCTGTAGGAGTTGCTGAAGCAGATACAAAAATGTTTGTTGTAGGTTTAACCCCTGAGTATATTTCAATTCCTACATTAGAGCCAGTTATCTCATTCCCTGTATATGAAAAAAGTTTATTAGGGTCAAATGGAGTTATAGTAACATCCTTCGTTGTAAATTGTTTGTAAGCACTCATTCATTTTAGAAATCTAACTTAACTCTTACAAGTAGTTCTTTTGTAAAATCTTTTGGTAAGGGTCTTGATAATTTAGCAACAGCTAATAATTCATTATTAACATTATACATTCCTACTGTAGTAATATAAGTAGTTGGGTTATCCACAAAACTATCAAATATTACTGCTCCTGTAGAACCCGAAATAAATGAAGGATTTTCAGAATAATTAAATTCATTATTTCTTGCTCTAACAAATACAAAATCTGATGATAATTGTTCTTTGCTATTTAAAGTCCATCCATTTCCTCTTTTAAAGGCTTGACATAATTTAGCTGGATTATTATCTTGGGTATCAAAGTTTCTTCCTGTTGCTAAGGCAATTCCTCCATCACCAAATGTTGCATCTAAAGCTTTACCATTTAAAAGTAAAGTTCCTATATCTGGAAGGAACATTCCATATGATCCTGAATTAGCTGACCAACCTCTAGTATTAACTGATGTATTAACAGTTCCTGCTGAACCTGATACTAAATTATATACTCTACCTGCATCATTAAATAAAGTTGCAGTATTTAATTTACTATCATCAGTAAGAGCAATTTGACCTGCTGAACTTGATAAGTAAAGGGTCATTGTTCCTTCTAATAATGTTTGTTTATATCTAGCTCTTTCTACACTTAAAGCATAAAAATATGATCCTGTTTCATTTCCAAATATAAAACTAGCATTTTCATCTCCTAATACTAAAGTTCTATATTGTCCAAAATTTGTTTTTGTTGGTGAAGATCCTGTAACTAATGAGTTAAAAAAACTACTTCCACTACCTTCTGAATCACAATAAGCAATATCAAATTGAACTGCAGCTGTTGCATCAGTTGATTCTGTTTGATAAACTGAATAATAATATTGTCCTGTATTAGTAGCTATTTGAACTGAGGAAGTAAAATAATTAGTTAATGTAGGAGCATTATTACTCCACACAGTTGCTGTAACAGAATCTGTGCTTATTACTAAATCTTCTGGTTCTAAAAGTTTAAATCCCATTTTTTAATTTTTTTAAGTAGTTGCAGTTTGGTTAACTGTTACTGGTATTTGTAATCGAGCTCCACTATCTCTACCTGTTACTGTTAATGTAGCATATAATGCTGAATTAGTTCCAAATAATGTGTTTACTCCTGTAGCTCTCATTGTTAATGTTGTTCCAATAACTGTTTTGGAAACATTTGTTCCTGTTGTTGTAGTTGAATTTAATGTTTGAGCTTGAGCAGTATCAATTCCTGTTCCTTCAAAATTACTAAATAATCTAGAATCTGAGATTGTAAATGTATAACCTGAAGTTTCAAATACTTGATTAGCAGATAAATAATTTAAAGTTTGAGGTGTTATTGATTTTTCTGCTGTTTGAGCTAAAATAACATTTGTTTGACCTAAATCCAAAATAGGCATTTTAGCTGTACCTCTTGGCAAAGTAGCTAATTTATATTTCATCATCTGGTTTTCATCTGGAAATGCTTCTAATAGAGGCATATTTTCTATTGCTTCACCATAAAAAGCAGATCCTGAAGGATGTGAAGGGTTATATAATGTATAATCTATTTCATCATCTGCTAAAGCAAACTGTGTAATTGAAAATGAACCATCACCTCTGGCTAAAAGTTCTCTTCCTTTTTTAGTCAAAATAGCATCTATTGTTACTACTTGATTATTTAAATATCCCATTTTGTAAAGTTATTTTTGTTTATAAATATATAAATTTTAAGTTTCTATTCCAAATTATTTTTATTATTAACTATCTTGATCACTATCTCTAAAAGTATTTTTACCTTTTAATTGAGTTATTAAAGATTGAACATTTAATTTTTGGGTTTGTGTAAAATCTTTAGGCTC